AGTTGCCCTATCGTAAGTTTTAATATTTTTATATGTCTGCAGAAGGAGACCTGGAGAATTGATTTCATTAGTATTTTTATAATAAGTATCGTGATTACCGACAGCGATATGTACTTCGTATTTTTTCAGTGGGTCGAAGACAACACGCTTTGCCCATTCAAGACTTTGATAATCAATCGACTTGCGACTATCAAAAGCATCACCCATATGGATTACTGCTTCCACACCCTGCTCTTCTAGCGTTGGGAAGAAGACGTTCTTATAGAACAGTTCAAAGTAGTCATGGAGATACTTAGAACCCTTCCTGGCGCCGTAGTGGGTATCTGTTATGATTGCGATTTTGCTCATCGATTACGATATTGGATGTTATCCTTCATAGTGTTGAGATCAGACCTGCTAGCAGAGAGAAGATTATCATCCGCCATCATAACCTCATCAAACCCTGTTCGCTCAATAATTTTATTTTTAATTTCTAATTGCTTCTTCTCTTTCTGAATCCTACGCAGGAATGCATAGTGAATAATTTGAGTGAAGTATGCAAAAGGGTTTTTTGACTTAGCAGGGTCAAAGTTGTGAATGTACTGTACACAGTTTTTCAATACCATCCGAAATCATATCCTCACGGAACATGTAGTTTACAAAGTTCGGTTTGTATGAGAGGTGTGTAGCAATCTTCAGAAAGCACTCTCCAAGATAGTTAGGGATTGGTGGTTTCGTTTCCCAACGCTTAGCCCTTTCTTCCTTAGGTTGCTCTGTGAGGTCTTTATTGAAAAACTTTTTGTATGACGCTTCTACCTTAGTACGGTAAACAATCATTGCCTCAAGCAATTCTTTATTGTTTACGTAATGTTCTGATTTTTTCTTTGCCATGATGATTCATTGACCCACTGATTAGTTGTGTTTATTATAGCACACAGATAAGGGCTTGACAAGGTTCCAATATATGTGTACAATAACCTTTGTGGAGGTTCAAGGGTGATATCTAGCTTTCTTTAGTATCTTCTAGTTTATAAAGTTCCTCTAGAGCCACTCTTGCTTCTTCTACCGTTGATAAGTATCCCATCTTAGAAGATGGTTTAACAGAACCTGTAGGTTCATCGGTAGAGGGTTTGTAAGTATCAATGGAGTCTTCTTCGTCCTCCATCTCTTCCTTGATGTAGTCATTATATATCTGAATTAGTTTTTCGTCAGTAGTCTCACTCATAGTCATTACCTTATCAAGACGAATCATAAAGATATCATCATTAGATAAATCCATCCAAGGTTTTACTTTAATGTGAGCACCTGAATAATTATGTACCAATCTCACAGTGATTGGATTTTGTAAGATAATCATAGGATCATCATCGTTATCATCTACAGAGACTAATGATAGAATCTCTTCACCTGATACAAGTTTTAAAATACAATAGAATTCTTCTGACATACTATTCTCTGATGGGTACGCTTACAATATCATAATTAAAGTTTTCTTCGTTATAGATTTTTATTCTTTCTATGAGATGATTAAGTGTATAATTTTTCCTGGATTTGTAGGATATGTCGTCAGCGATATCATATAGAGTTGCCTTTGTTTTTGAGTTTCCTTTTCGGAGTACTCTACCAATTGACTGAAGATTTCTAATCCTTGACTTTGATGGAGAAGCAAAAATAACATTGTGTAAGTTCTTAATGTTAATGCCTGTGGAGAACGTTCCATAGGATGCAACGATTATTGCGTTGCTCTCTTGTTCAGTAATCTCACGAACCTTTTCTCTATCCTCAACTGCCACACCGCCATGGACAAAAAACACATGACGATTATCAATCTTACTTTTATTTATTAAATCGTACAGCGGCTCTCCATGTCCCTCAACACGACTAAACAATACCAGAGTATTACCTTTCAAGTCTAATGTTAGATTCTTGATAAAGTTGTTACGTTTCTGGTGATTGATGATATACTGTACTTCATCCTCAAATACCTCAAACTTATGTGATGGGTGCTTCAGTAGAAGTATCTTGATATCCAGTTTAGCCAGATGACCTTTCTTCATCAACTCGTCAGTGTTAATGATTTTGTATGATGGTCCAAACAATCCTTCAAGAACCCACTTATGAGTCTGCGTCCCATCCAGTGTCCCAGTGAAACCAAAACGATACTTAGCATCACAAAGTTTAGACATTATAGATATTAATGACTTACTTTTGAACTGGTGTGCTTCATCTCCAACAACCACATTGAATCTTGCGAAGTATTTTCGGGGGAGTTTGTAGATGGACTGCCAGGTGGTAATGATTACCTGAGCATCAGTCTCTCTTTCTCTACCTGCATAGATCTTGTGGCAATATGAACCAACATCCCAACCATAATCTTCAAAGTCTTTATACATCTGCTCTACTAGGGAAGTCGTCGGAACAACTATCAGAGTATTTTGTCCTCGCTCAACGTAATATCTCACAACAGAATATATCATTAGAGACTTACCAGAAGCAGTTGGGGATATCAACAGTCTTCTATTATGTCTTAGAGCGTCGTAAACACCTTCTACTTGGTAATCGCGTGGGCGGTGCTTGCTAATAGCATTCATATAATCTTTTACGCCTTCCTTTGATATCCCTTCATTAACTTCAAAGGGAGTACCATAGAACTTATTATCCACGAACTCGTAAGTATATTCGTGGTCTTTACAAAACTGAATAACCTTGTCTAACAACCCGACATAGATTTCACCTGTCTGGGTATTAAACAATCTTATCTTACCGTCCCAATACTTATTACGGTATTGCGGCATGAACTTAGCACCAGGTACGTCAAACGTAAACTGGTCTGCTAACTCATAGTAGACGTGAGGATCTGCCTTTACTTGAATGTAAACTTCGTTTTTCTTTGATACTATCAAATGAGACATAATCCATAAGAATCACCTATGGATATTTATTGAGTCCCTGAGAACTGATATTCGCAGATCATTGCAAACAATCTTCCTTTCAAAGATTTGAGATATTCCTGTTCTTCTGGTGGTCTTGCTGGTGAACCTGGCCAAGTCTCAACAGCGTAGCATACATGAGAATAGAGAACTCTAAGTTCATCTATACCCATAAAAATCTGCATTAAAAACTCTTCATCACCTGTATATTCTTCCCCATCAAAGTCATCATAAAAGGAATTTGAAGACATAAAAGGTCCGTGGTGATACCGTTTGACTATTATTTAGTTAAACCCTGATTGGAACTTATTCCACTCAATGGCGTTTTTAATCTGGAAAGTTCTGTTAGAAACGTTTCTAATTATTTCTTCTAAGAACTTCAACATAACATCATAATACTTTACTTTGAGGTCAATAGCATTGAGTTTCTCATCTGCTTCTATATGCCTCTGTATGGCGTCTTTCTCTCTTACCTTGTATGGGAAGGGGTCTTCAATATAAACTTCTGCTGGCGCCTTTCCAGTATAATAGTTGTATCGTTCTAACCTAGTTTTATTATATGATTCTCTTGCTTTCTCGCGCAGCAAAGTAATCGTATTATAGAGTGTATAATACTTGCAGTGCAGTTGAGGGATTTTTAATGACTCATCATGTAGATTATCAGGGTCAATGACAGAATCTTTCTGCCACATCTCCTGAATTTTTTCAAGGTTCATAAGGGCGTTCTGTTATCAGTTCCTAAGATATTATACACAGTATACTTGAAAGATGCCTCTGCTGTAAAGTACTGAATATCTGCTTCAGTAGCATCAAAGTCAAGTGATGTAAGACTTACAGGAAATAGATTGAAAAATTTAACATTTGCAACAGGTCTGAAGTTGCTGTTAAGGATTTGTAAATTGCCATCACTGAACTGCTCTTCAAGATCTCTCTGACCATCATCATTAGTAGTCAGGTCTTTGAAATCTTGGGTAGTCTCTGGGAATCCAAGACCAGTCATCCAGTTATGAATTGCCATATAGTTTTCTAAATTCTCATCAACCAAGAACCTAAGGGTTAAATCGCCATAGGTTAACTTATCTCCAGGAATATCAAGGTCCTTAAGATAGGTTGGTTGATTTGCAACTCCAAGATTGATTTCTGGAATCCTAGAAGAATTGCAGAAGAAATTAACTTTAGGGGTTTTTGCTAACGTAAATTTAAAACCAACAGGAGACAGAAAGTTTCTATTCTGAATCTGATTAGCGAATGCGCTTGCCATTATCCTCCGTTGCCTCCTCCGTTGCCGCCATTACTGCCGCTACTCCCATTGCCATTACCACCGTTGCCATTAGACTTGGTATCGCTAGCTGCATCATCTCCGTTAGAATCTGAGTCATCGTTATCCTTGGCAAGGTATCCACCCCGACCTACATGATAACCGCCGGGGATTGCTTTACATTTCTTGTCAGTATAGCAATAATATTTGCCGGGAGGGCATCTCTTTACTTTTGCTTCATTGATGAATGATTCAAAGGATTTCATCATTCCTCCATGATGAGGTCAAACCATGATTCGCTCATTCCTTCGATAATTTTACTAGCATCTGATTCAGTCTCAGCATATCCTTCTTCAATCAGGTGAGCAACTACTCTCTCATAGTAGTTGTTAGCAGAGATAGTTTGCTTAGGTGATGGTTTCATTTGTATATCTCGTTTTAGTTATTTAGATAAAAAAAGGGGTGCCGTAGCACCCCAGTAGAACCTTGTGATTCGATATCACATGAGGTTGTTAACACGTACGCGACGATAGTAGCGGTTGGAGTTAACCTGCAGTCTTCCCAGACCTTCGTTACCTCCTTCTGCGAAGGGGTTGGCGACGACTCCATAACGAGTCTTGAAGCCAATCTTGGGCTGGAAGGAGTTCTCTCCAACAGCACGAACCATTTGCAGGGGAACGTAAGGGCAATAGAACAGACCAGCGTCATAAGGTGAAGTACCCTTATAACCAGCAACGTAGTACTGACCAGCGGAAACGTTAGAAGAATAAGGATCGATGTAGACCTTATACTTACCTTGCAGAGTACCAGCGAAGGTGTTGCCGGTGTCGTCAACGTTCAGGTTGGCGTTCAGAGCGGGGGTGTAGTCGAGTACACCAGCCATGGTCAGTGCGGAAGCAACGTCAGCAGAGCACAGGATGGTGTTACCCTTGCCTCTACGAGTTCTTTGTGCAATTGCGTTGGCGTCTCTTTCAATCTGGAAAATCAGACCTTTGAACTTCTCAACGGACCAACGACCATTGGCGTCGGTGTCGAGGTCGAAACGACCAGCGTTAGCAACGTTGGTTTGAGCACCAGCTTCAGCAGTCTTGTAGATCGTTCTGATGATCTCACGGTTGATTTCAGCGAGGATTTCAGTTGACAGGATGTTTGCCAACTCAGCCTCAGCGTTGAGCCCGTGGATTGCTTTCAAGTCTTGTGCAAGCTCGAGTGAATACTCAGCTTTCAGAGCGCGTGACTTAGCGGTAACGGTAACTTTCTCGATCGAGAAAGCCATTTCGTTGAAATCGTTACCAGCGGTGCCATCACCGAGTGCTTCAGCACTACCGGTGTTCATGCCCTGACCGACGTTGTAGTCTTGGTCAGCAGTGGCGCCACCGTCGTTCAGAACACCGGGATCAGAACCGGACTGAGAGGTAGTACCCAGACCAACAGCAGCGTTGCTGAAGTCGGTGAGTCCAAGACTTGAGTTTTGACCAGCGAAAGCAGAGTTTGCTTCGTTGAACAGCGCTTCGGTACCGGTTTGCTCGGTGTAGCGGGAGCGCATTGCGAAGATAAGTCCAGTAGGACCGTTCATGGGTTGTACGCCAGCGAGGTCATAAGCGACCAGGTTAGGCATAGCGCGTCTGATCAGGGAGATCAGAACGGGGTCGAAGTTATCGATGCTGCTACCGGTTGAGTTGGTAGGAGCGGCTTCAGACAGGAACTCACGCTCCTCTCTAAGCATTCTTTCTTGGTTTTCCAGCAGGACAGCGGTAACCATTTTACGGTGGTTATCCTTAATGTCGCCCATTCCTTCATGGTTGAGGATGGGGTTCCACTTTTCCTGCAGGTGTTCTACATTGAACCCTTGCATTTTAGTTTCCTCTTTTTAGTTTAGTTTGATTTATGATTTAAAAATCACTTT